GCCACGTATGACGACATCGCAAGCCAATCCTAGGATTGACTTGTGGTGGAACGCGTGCGAGGCAGCATCTGGGAGGGTGTGCGCCACTATACCTGTGAGTATAGGGCCCAACACCCAAGTGCCGCCGCGTAGAGATCTTGTCTCTGCGCTCCTCTCTCTACCCCCCCCCTCCTTAGCCCAGTGCCGCCTCATGGAGGCGGCCTGGGAAGCCATCATCGGTGTCTCGACTGCATGGAAACCGCTCCCCACCCGTTGGGGCGGGCGGTTCAACAACAAACGACTCGTTGAGCTCCAAAAGCTCTCCTTGTGGTTTGTTGTTTCATGCAGTCGGCAGGGCGTCGGGGCCACGTTCGCGTGGCTCAAGAAGGCTGCGGCTGGAGCTCGGGATACCGCCATCACTGGCGCTCCTTTGCTTCGGTCTACAGTCTTCTTGGTCAGAAAAGTCTTGATCGGGTGCACCTCTCGGGATGCGCTCGACCAGCTGGCTTTCCTGGGCCGCGCCCTACCAGCAGGCGACGCGATCGTCCGTTCCCGTGCGCTTATCGCACACAGGGACGTGATGACCTCGTCACCCACTACTGACACCGCCCTGAGAGCCTCAGCGCGAAGGTTCGCCACTTGGTTTGCCCGAAAGCATTTCAAGAAGACGGATCTCCGCGAAACCGTAGCTCCAACGCCTTCCGCCTCGAATGTCTGTTCGAGGAAGAACGGTGGAGTTAGGGAAGAGGCTCGTAGGTCTCACCGTAACTGGATAGCCGCAACCCCTTCAGGGTTGTGGAGCCGTCCAGACGCTTTGACCTACATGGATTATAACGATTTCTTCCTCAAGTCAGAGGTCGATTCCGTTAGGTCCAATCAGGGTTCTGCCGATGTTGCTCGGTCCGCTGCATATCTCACAGCGACCGAGAAGATGGTCCACAGGGTGACCTGCGTGCCGGAACGTGGATGGAAGCAGCGGATTGTGTCCGCTCCTCCCGCCTACGCCACGGTCGCAGGTTCTTGTCTTAACAAGGCTCTTCTGAAGGGAGTCTCTCGTTATGGGCCCTGTGCCGCTTTTCTGCGGGGTGACCGCAAGGGTGCAGTCGAGGAAGTTGTCGCCGGGTCTAGACCCGGCGACTCCTTCATCTCGACCGACCTTACTGCGGCCACCGACCGTCTTCCCCGTGATCTCGTTTTTGACGTGGTCATGGGGCTCATCGACGGATGGGATGGCTTACCAGCATTGTGGTCAGAGGCTCTGATCGCCCTCACGGGCGACCAGTTCCTCTCCTACCCTTGGGGCCAGGAAGTCAAGTCCACCTGTGGTGTGTTGATGGGTCTCGGGCCTTCGTGGCCCGTGATGTCCGTCATTCACGCCTGGTGGGCTGAAACTTCCTGGTCCGTGGCAGGATGGGACCCTCGCAGGCAGCTACGCACCTTCGCCATTGGCGGAGATGACCTAGTTGCCCGTTGGCCCCGTGAAGTGATTGAAGCTTATCGGTCGATCGTTTCTTCTTGTAATGGAAGAAGGTCGGCCGGTAAGGACTTCGATTCACCCACGGCAGCCAACTTCACAGAGATGACAATCTTTGTGAAGCGAGGATCCCAGACCGTGCGCTGGTCTAAGTCGATTCCGGTGAAGGGGCTCGTCGGGACAAGCATCGATGAGATCGGTGCGTCCTTTGAGTCCCTTGGCTCAGACTCCGGGCGAACCACAAAGGGACGTAGGGTTGTCAAGACCCTATACCCTTCGTGTTGGCAGGCTTGCAGAGACGTTCGCGTCTCTCCGAGTCTACCGCGTTCGCTCGGAGGTGCTGGTTTGCCCCCCGCGAGGGGGTCGGTCGCAAGGATTG